AAACACCCTACCAATTCCTGAACAAGATTCAGAAGGTAGGTTATCGACTTAATCCGTTCACAATACAGGTCGCTGAGACCTTAATGAAGAAAGGTTACAAAGTCGGTAAGTTTGTTCCTATTGTAGAGATTCCTCTACCTAACAAGCCACCTGATATTGCAGATAACAGAGATTCTCGTATGCAATATCGACGTGATGCTGCTGAAGTTTTAAATAAGAATGCAGCGTCATTTAAGAAGTCATGTAGAACACGCATGACAATGGAAGCAGCTAAGTTATTCAAGGACAAGGATGAGTTCTTCATACCTTGGAGCTTCGACTATCGTGGTCGAGCTTATCCAATCCCTGCTTTCCTAACGCCTCAAGATACTGACTTTGGTAAGTCATTACTTAAGTTCAGTAATGAGGCATACATGACACCTGAAGCTGAAGACTGGCTAGCGTTTCAAGTAGCAACATCATACGGTCTAGATAAAGCACCTATTCAAGAAAGACTTGATTGGGTAGCTGAGAACGATGAGGTGATTTCTGCTGTCGCACTAGACCCTATTGGTAACATCCACTTATGGGAAGTTGCTGAGGAACCATGGCAGTTCTTGGCTGCATGTGATGAATACCACCACTGTGTTATTACCTGTGATCGAAATTTCACTTCTTTGCCAATTGCAGTTGATGCCAGCTGCAGTGGTTTACAAATTCTCTCCGGACTATGCCGAGACGCAAGAACTGCAAGTCTTGTCAATGTCCTGCCAACCGAAAGACCCGCAGACGCTTATGCCGTCGTCGCCGAGCACGCTAAACCAAACTGTCCACAGTCTATAAGACCTTACATGGACAGGAAGACAGTCAAGCGTGTAGTCATGACTGTTCCATACAATGCCAAACCTCATAGCAATCGCGGATATATCCGTGATGCTTTGAAGGAGAAAGGCATTGAGATTGAGAAGGATGACTTAACTGAGACTGTCAAAGCTGTACGCTCAGCTATGGATGAGGTCGTACCTGGTCCAATGGCTGCTATGAAATGGATTGAATCCGAAGTAGCTAAAGCTATTAAGCGAGGTGCAACACACCTTGAATGGGTAACACCATCAGGGTTCATTGTCACTCAGAAGTTGAACAAGAAACTATTTGATCGTGTCACGTTGCAATTACTTGGCAAGGTTAATATTCGTGTCGCCACTGATGACAGCGACAAGGTTGATCTCTTGCATCACAAGAACGCAACCGCACCTAACCTTATCCACTCTTTAGATGCAAGCCTTCTCCACTTATCTGCACTACGCTTCGACGCTCCGATTTCACTCATACACGACTCGGTTCTATGTCGTGCTACTGACATGTCTACTCTTTCACGAATCGTTCGTGAGACATACATGCATCTCTTCGCTGAGAATTCCTATTTGGAATCTTGGGCAGAACAAATAGGTGCTGAAACTAAACCGCCGATCATTGGAGACCTAGCACCGGAATCCGTGATTGAATCCACATACTTTTTCTGTTAATGCCACGTACTATCCACAAAACTGAACAGCCTGTTGTCCTCGAAGGTTATCAAGCTGTACTGAAGCCAAGCAAGTTTGGCTATTCACTTGCAACTACTGTCGATCAAGCAATGGTCGATGCTCTTGAGATTGATCGAGCAGAGAATCTCAAATGGGCAGAATCTAAACTGAAGAATCCTAAGCGTTCGACTCTTAAGCCTGAACCTTGGGAGGAGGTAGCTAATGGACAATACAAGGTTAAGTTCTCCTATAACGACGAGACCAAGCCACCTATTGTTGACACTGAAGGAACTCCAATTACAGACGAATCAACACCTCTATACGCTGGGTCAACAGTCAAGGTCGCGTTCTATCAGAAGCCATACATTCTCAAGGATGGCGTTACTTATGGTACTACGCTTAAACTCTTGGGTGTGCAAGTTGTGTCTCTCAGCTCTGCTGCAGGAACCGACTCAGGGAACCTCAGCAGCGAAGATGTCGCGGAACTTTTCGGAAACACGAAAGGATACAAAGCCTCCGAGCCAAATGTAACTCCTGCTGCTGATCCGGAGGATGACTTTTGACTGTAACTACTGAAGACGGAGATCGTCAAAACCTTTTTGCAATTGAACCTGAAATGTACGCAATGGACATCACTGAAACTCACAATGAAAAGGCTGAGAAGCTTAATGGTCGTCTCGCTATGCTTGGCGTCATGGCTGCTCTGGGTGCTTATGCACTCACAGGACAGATCATCCCTGGTATCTGGTAATGGCATTCAGATCAGGACTTGAAGAGAAAGTCGCTGATCTTATGGTTGAGTTAGGCGTTAAGTATGAATATGAATCCACTAAGGTTCCTTATCAGATCATGCATAATTATACGCCTGACTTCCTTCTACCCAATGGAGTTTACTTAGAGTGTAAAGGTTATTGGGAAGCAGAAGATCGTCGTAAGATCAAGGCTGTCAAACAACAACATCCAGACATTGATCTACGTATGGTCTTTCAAGCACCATTCAATAAGATCTCTAAGAAATCAAAGACTACATATGCACAATGGTGCGAGAAGCACGATATCCCATGGACTAGCTTTGCAAACATCCCACTTGAATGGATCGTCTGAATTCTCGCATCACGATGCATGTACTTCGTGTGGCTCATCTGATGGACTAGCTGTCTATACAGATGGTCACACTTATTGTTTCGTATGTCATGAATGGACTGGATCCGATAACACCCAACGTTCACAATCGACAACTCGTATGAGTTACCAAGGCTCTGCCGAAAGGCTGCAGAAGCGTAACATCTCCCAGAAGACTTGTGAAAGATACAAGATCTTCAAGGATGGTGATATCCTACGCATGTATTACCACAACGTTAATGGTCATCCCATTGGCGCTAAGGTAAGAACAAAGAACAAGGTCTTCACTTATGAAGGTGAGACTGATGGTTCATTCTTCGGTCAACACCTCTTCTTTCGTAATAGTAAGGAGAAGAGTGTTGTCATCACTGAAGGTGAGCTTGATGCTGCATCAGTAAGTGAAGCCTTAGGAGACTTTCCAGCTGTATCTCTCCCTAGTGGAGCAGCAGCAGCAAAGAAAGCAATGAAGAATAACTATGAATGGCTTCAACAATTCGAGAAGATCATTCTATGGTTTGATAACGATGAAGCCGGTCAGAAGGCGGTTAAAGATGCTGCTAATGCATTACCACCTGGCAAGGTATTCATCGCCACTACAGACGCTTACAAGGACGCCTCAGACGCCTTACAAGCTAACGATTACAAGGCTATCGAACAAGCCTATTGGTCTGCCAAACCATACAGACCTGATGGCATTGTCGATGGCAAATCATTACTTGAATTAGTAACTACACCACAACCACCATCAAATTATGATTATCCCTTTCAAGGATTACAGTCAAAACTACACGGTATTAGACACGGAGAACTTGTCACAGTGTGCAGCGGATCTGGCATCGGGAAGTCGTCGGTCTGTCGGGAGCTTGCAACTCATCTACTCCAAGCTGGAGAACGGGTCGGTTATCTGGCTCTTGAAGAGTCCAATCGAAGAACCGCTCTCGGATTGATGTCATGTGCAGTAGGTAAAGCACTGCATATTGGTGAACATAGTCATGAAGAACTCACAGAAGCATTTGACGCTTCGATGGCTAATTGGGATCTCTATTTGTTTGATGGCTTCGGCTCCTACGAT